AATTCTTTTAATCCTTTTAATTTTGTATAGGTTGATACCGTCTTGCTTTTGAATTCTAACTTAGCACCATTTGCTAACATAACAATTCCTCCATTAATTTAATTTGTATGATAGATAAACTGCTTCTTGCAGTCTATGATTGCTTCATATCTCATCTGTTTATGTTTTAATCCGCTTGGGTCAGGAACATCCGAACATGATGTTCTCAGGAATCCTAATGTCGTCATCACGTCATCTATTTCACATGCAGTCTGACTGGTACTGTTGTTATCCCATATGTCAATTCTGTAGCGGATATATGATGACTGTTCTTTATCATCTGTGAACTCTTCAACCTTATTTTCTTCTTCAACAAACTGCACAGCGGGTAGCATAGACCAGTTGTGCGGATATGCATCACTCGCATATTCAGAAACCTTAGATAATTCTTTATATACGATGTCTTTTACATTGATCATTTTATATACACCTTTCTTTGAGCTTTTTCATAAGCAATTTTTTAGCGTTTTCATTTATCTTATCCTTGTTGTCATGTGCCGCTGGATACATGAACGGTCTTGCATATTGCCCTTTTGTGAGATATCCAATAGGCTTATCACCTTTATATACAACTTTAAAACCATATTCTTCTGCTCTATCAGGTGTCATCGCATCACCAGGTATCATCCATCCCTGTTGCTTATAATGCACATTAACATTTGGTGAAATTCCATTGTGATTTGCTTCACCATTAGGCCCTGTGCCGAATTCATAATAAGCAGCATAAGGAGAATTAGTATAAACAGTTGCTTCTGCACCTTTTGATGTACTTTTGTTTCTTACTTTCACAGATCTTATTAGATCACCACTTACATATGTAATAAGAAGTCTTGCTTGTGCCTGTACCAATAATCCGCCTTGTCTTACAGCCTGTGTGCATACTTCCGATGCGTCATTAGCAGATATCTGCTGAAGTTTTGAGATAAGTCTATCTGCATTTTCTAGTTTACTCATAATCTTTCAATCTCTATGTGCTTAAAACGCTTATATTTCTGCTCACTGATGACTTTATAATTGATTCCCTCATAAATGATCATGTCATGAACATTTATCGTTAAAACACCATAATAATGCATATTCATGATTGCATGGATGCGCATCCCATAAAGTTCAAACTGTGTTGAGCTACTTGCTGGATAAATAATCGCTTCATCATCGTATCTTTTGGATTCATATTCTTCGATATTATTACCCTCAGAATCTTTATAAGGCTTGTATCTTCTAAGAGTGAACTTCTTCAGACTTTTTTTCTTCATCTCTTCTTCTCCTTGCTATTGGTGTTAGGCGATAATTATCTACTGCTGATAATATCTCATCTTCTTTCAGATAAGATTCGTTTTCTCCACCTTCACTATATGATGCAAGTCCTTCATTACCTCTTCTTTCGTATCTTGCAAGTGCAAGAGTAAGAACATGATCATAAAGAGGTTCTATAAGTTCTGATCTGTTTGCTCTCATAAGAACTCTTTTAGCAGCATTAGAAACAAAAAGAGAGACTATATCATTATCAGTCTCTCCAGTAAGAATTTTAAAATCTCTTTTGATGCTATCCATTCTTGTTTGCCTTGATTACAGCAAAGAGCTCATCTTTTGTAAGAGAGTCGTCTGCATCAATATTCATTTCTTTTGCTAGTTCTTTGAGTTCTGCAATATTCATCTTGCTTAAAGGTTTGTTCTTCTTAGCTGATTTTTCTTCAGATGATTCAGATGATAGCAAAGCTTCTAAGCTATCTTCTACGATATAATTAAGCGGATCTGCTTTACATACTTTTATCACGTCTTCATTGATACATTCTGTCGTGATACCAGTCTTAATATTTTTAATAAAGCTCATTTAAATCAGTTCCTTTCTTCTATTCAGGATTAGCAGTCAATACAGCAATGCATTTAGACTGGAATACCTTTGCACCATATACATGTAACCCTTTGACTGCATCAGAGAATCTTTTCTCTGGTCTGTATGCTTCCGTCTTTAAAATCTGTTCTGCATATGAACCAGCTTCTTCTGTACCACCGATGATCTTATACTTTGTCTTTGTAGTATTAGGTACATTGTTTGATACGTAAACTGTGAAGCCTGCTGCATTACCTACTTCACCGCCTTCTAAGATTGCTTTGTTATAATCTGTACCATTGCCTACAAAGCGCTGGTCCTTTAATAATAAGCCATGATACCATGCTGGAATGACTACCCAGCGCCCGACTGTAGGAACATTTGCTTCTGTTAATTTAACTCCAAGATCCACCAATAAATCATAAGCAGTTTCTTTTGTCGGCACTTTTGGAGTTGTATCATCACCAATAGTATTATCAGTATGTACATTAATGGCTAATAAATTGGCTGCAAATGCATCTACAACATCATTCATTGCATATGCTGCACGTTCCATGGCTTTATCCATTAGTTTTGGGTTGGTTTGTGCATTATCAACATCATCTACTGAAAAGTTAAAATACTTTGCCTGGTCAATTTTCAACTCCTGCTGTTCACCATCCAAATCGTCCGGTGCATCAATATCAGTTCCTTTTACATAATCTTTGATAGTGATATCACCAATTTGGTTTACTTTTACGGTATCACCGAAGTTTTTGATTTCTCCTTCATAGTCTCTATTAAGAAGATTCAAATACACGTGTCTCTTATCTAAATGGTTTAATAATCTTGCACTCCAAATCTGCGGAATAAATTTAGTTACTGACATATTCTGTTATTCTCCTATTGTTTCATTAATTTTTGTATTTCGTCCCAGTTGTTGTTGATTTCTTGGGCACTCATATTTTTCAAAGAATCCATAGTAATTGCACTGTTCTCCGGTGCCTTTTTAGGTGGTTCTTTTCCTTTGATACGCTCTTCAACAGCCTTTTCAACAGCAAACTGAAAAGCCTTCTCAACTGTATCGATGGACTGTTTACACGCATCAGCATCTGTTAGATTAAGAATTTCAGCTAATTCTGTAGGAATACCCTTATCAGCAAGCTGAACTTTTGCCTGTGCAGTCAGTTCTCTTCTGGTAATTGCTGCTTCTCTGTCATCAAGTTCTTTTGCTCGTTTTCGTTCCTGGTATTCCTTTTTCTCTTTTTCACTCATATTTTCAAGCTTTTGAGCTTCTGTTCTCTGATCTTCAAGATGCTTTTCCCAGGACTTTCTTTCTTTTGCAATTCTTCCCTGAACAATTCTGTCAACATCTTTCTGGGTAAACGTCTTTGGTTCCTGGTTTGATTCATCGTTATCCTGAGTGTTCTGATTCTCTTGACCACTATCATTAGTATTTGCTTCATCTCCCGGGTCTTCAGCAAATAACTGCAGATCAAGAGGCATCATTTTATTTTTATCTTTCATTACACTTCTCCATTTAAGGTCCGTATGACCATCCCATCTTTTTGTGTCATAAGTTTTTGGACAATAAGATAATGCTTATTTTTCTTTTTTTACATCGTCCTGATAAGTAACAACAGCTTTCAGTTTGATAAGTTCTTTAGCTCTTTCTTCATCAGCTTCAAATACTTCACCGACATATCTGACAACACCACATTGCTTATCAATAAGATTATGAATAACTTTTAGCTTCATCTTTTATCTCCTTTCTTCTTATTTCAGACAAAATAAAAAGACATCTAATAATGCCTATGCCTGTTCTTATTCTTTTCCAATACACTTGATTTACTTCTTTCTTTTGGCGGTCCTTGTGATAATTCTGATACTTCATGATATTCATGACCGCAGATCATGCATTCATAGTGCGTATTCCTTACCATACAGTTTCTATGATTGTCATAATAATATTTAGAATTAACCTCATAATAACAATGCCTATGTTTTCTTAAACCCTGGGCCATCATTTACCTCCATTCTGGGTAAAATAAAAACCGACATCAGTCGGTTTATACAAACGGTAATATATCTTTTAAATCTTTCATAAATCTCTTTGCTTTTTCAATAGTTGAATTATCAGTCAAATACTCTATTCCTTTTGGCGTAATCTCACATTTATCCAGATTATATATCTCCAGGTTCTCGTCAATATCTTCATCAATTACTACTCCCTTGATATATCCTTCATTAAAAAGACTAATAATTACATATTTCCAATATTTTCTATTGATCTGCAGATATTTACTATCATGTTTTATAAGTGAGACATCTATTTCATTGCCTTGCTTTAATTGCTGGTATAAATAAGAAAGGATCTGATAAACAACAACATGATAATCATCTCTAGCCATATTTCTTATTCCTTTTCACTGATTTCATCTCTAAATGCATCTTCATAATCCAACTTACCAGAGTTTAATACAAAATCTCTGTCTCGTTTCATTTCATCCAGTTCTTCTTGGGTCTCGACATGCTCACCTACTACGATTTCATCAACATTTTCATAGGTATGATAGAACATATAGTTAACACCATCGTTTAATGTTGGATATAACTCAGCCTCAATAGTAGCAAGCGCCAAAGATACCTTTAACGCGAATAAAGGACAATCATCAAACTGAGGTCCTAAATCATTAAGATGAAACATACCTACTGATTGCTCACTTTTGAGATATGATATTCTAAAATCATGTTTTAAACTTTCATATTTATCTATTGTTTTATCTATCATTTTTTTCACCCTTTTTCTTATTTTTGACTTTGTTTTTTCTGTTGTTTAATGATTTGTTGGTATAATTTCTATAAATCCAGGAATCATTATTTTTTCCTGATACAACATTTATTTTAACATTTGCATCTATAACTTCTTTTTTACTTACAAGTTCATTATAAACTGAATCACAGCTAAAACACATACTTTTTTGAGATAAGATATGAATTTCTTGATCTTTTAGTTCTCCCTTTAGTACTTTGTCATAAATGTACTCAAAAAATTTATACTCAGTGTCAAATTCTCTAGTATACTCGCCTTCATGTCCTTCATATGGGTGATCTTTTGTATGAGGATGCAGCCTTTTTTCTGACGGTGATAATATCAACTTACTTTTATCACCTTTATAATTTTTAAAAGTATCACTATTATCATCTGATATTCTGCTCGAAGCAACAAAAATGTCATCACCAATTTTCATTGATGCTACATTCCCATTTGCCGCTCTTGTTGTCATATATTTATCTTTTGCAGTAAGGGCTTCTTTATCCAATTCTAAAATTGTTTTTGCATCAACTTTCCCATAATCGGTTTTATAACGATTGACAGTTCTATAATTATATTCCAAATCATTCCATTGCTTCTCATCTGTATATTTTATTTCTTGGAATTCTTTTAAAGTATCCGGGATATATTGGTTTCCAAGCACATTTCTATATCTGCTAAATTGTTTCCTGTCTTTTGTAAGATTCTTTGTTTTCTTCATATAGACATCGACAGTATCAACTCCATGCTTATCTTGTTGTCTTTTTAACCACTGATCATAATTTTCTTTAACATCTACAACTTCATCCTTTCCGGTAATCGGATCACGCTGTCTTTTCTTCATATTGTCAGTGATTCCTTCGATATATGGAATCATATGGGAACGACAGTTAGGATGAAGCGGAGGCACATTAACTCCAATCTGGGCATCTTTGACATTTATAATGCTTCTATCATGCTGCTGGCATATCTTTGATGTTCTGCTATCATGAACAGCTATGAACATCTCTTTCTCGATACCTGCATCCTTGAAATTGACAAGATCAATAGAATTGATGAACGCAGCCATCTCTGTCCTTACGAGTCTTTCACAATTTGCTGCACCTGCTGCAAACTTATCCTGTAACGTTTGGGACATTTCTTTATGGGTCTTTCCCATAATAGCCCCCAGCATCAGCTGATCCTTTAGCTCATTGCCTAGATTCTGTGCATTTCCCCATATTCTTTTAGAATAATTCTTATCATACCAGGCTGATTTGAGCATATGATCCACGAGTGTTGGGTCTATTTCAGCAAAGTCATAAGCAATCCCCATACCTTTTGATATATTGAACACATTTCTGTAATAACCGTCATATATCCCTTTTAGATAGGCATCTGTGCTTTTTTCTTTTTCAAGATTATATTCCAGCCTCATCAGAGAATCCAATTTACTCTGCAATTCCATTAGTCTATTTATTCTTGCCTGATATGCAGGAGCATCAAGCTTTTTTAATAATTCTTTTTTTGCACTGCTTGATGGATTGTTTTCAAGCTTCCTCTTCAGTTCTGCATAATCATGATCATTCACAAGATTGTTAAGCAGTTCTCTTGCTTCCTTTTCTGACATAGGTGCTGAATCTGTTCTATGATGATTTCTGTATGAATCAAATATTCCCTCTATCTGTTTATCTGTATACAGATAGGCTTTATGATAGAACCTTTTTACTTCTTCGATATCTGCAACGGCATTCTGAATAGCATTATCAAGTTTTTCAGACTGACGTTTTTTCCAGTATTCTTCATTTTTCATATATCAACTAAGAAGCCTTATTAATACCGATAGAATCTGATTCATCATCTTCACTATCGGAAGGAGCATCTTTTTCATCATAGAATGGAACCTCATTTTGAGATTTGAATAATGCTTGCTGTGTTTTGATATTTTCTTCATTTTCTTTCTTTACCTTTTCTGTTTCATTAGAAGCATCCTCAACAAACGGAAGCTGTTCGATAAGAGTTTCATTTGATACCTTTCCACTTAAATTCGCAATCATCTGTGCAAGTTCATTTAAATTTTTAGGAAGTTTTCTAGTGAAAGTTATCTTGATATTGTTCTTATTGATGTTAATTGCTTTAAGGCCAAGATAATTACAGAATAGTTCTATCCTTCTTCGCAGACCTTTCTTGTAATACTTTTCTTTTTCTCCAGTAATCATTTGAAGTCCGAGAAGCTTATATTCCATTGCTACTCCTGAACTATTTCCTACAAAATTTTCATCTGTAAGATTTGGTACATGAGAAAAAGTATAGATATCTTCTTTAATAGCTTTTCTTAATACTTCCATTCCGCTTTCATCGAACGTTCTAGAAATATATTCTGCTCTTGCTTCGCTTGGAAGTTCTAATAAACCATTCTCTTTTAAAATCTTCATTGTTTCGCTGACTTCTTCATTATCGTCACCCATCAAAGAACCGTAGATAACTAGCAGAGCCTCAACGAACTGTTCTTTATCATTGACACGATCACTCATTAATTTGTTATAGGCATCTATCAAAGAAATCTGCTGTTCAAAATCACCTATGCATAGCTTATTGTTTCTGTATTCGATTATTGGAACATCCCCGAAATAATGAGGAACCATTTCCTCAATCATCCTATGCTTATGAGTAGAACAATCTATAATCATCGTATATCTATAATTTTTTGTTACCACTGTTGCACGATAGCAATACTGATCAGTGATTGCATCTTTAAATCTGTAATAATAAACACCAAAAAGAAGATTCTGTTCAATTGTGTCATCATAAACAAGAAATGTATGATCTGCTTCAATGTTCCTGACAGCAATATCCGTAGTATCCTGTTTGATATAAACATATTCATACGCAACACCACAGACACTCATATCATGTGCATTATCCGAATCAGCATCATCAACATCTGCATTATCAAAAGCATCTGTTAGTTTATCCAGCAATGTTTCATCATCACCATCATAAGTGTTATAGGATATTGGAGAATTCATGAAGTATCCAGTAGCAGTATCGGAAATGTCCTTAGCATGATTGCATATTACTTTGTTGTTCGCAGAACCCTTATATTTTTTCTGCCTTCTTTTAATGTCATGCTCTCCTTCATAGTATCTTTTATTTTTTTTGATTTTTCCTATGATATTCCTATGCTTATTAATCAGGCTTTCTATCTGTACGATATTAAGTGATGACTCATCATATCTTTCTGCATCGATAGTAAATATATACATCTAATGTTCCTCCTATATCAGACATATTTGCTTCTGTTCTTTCCTGCACGTGCTTTTGATGCAATTATGTCTGTCTCACATCCATATCGTGCAGCATCTATTGAATGGTTGTTCTTATCCGGAAATTCGCCTTTTAGATTTCCATCCTTATCTTTTTCGATTTCATATTCATTAAATTCTCTGTATGCGTTAGGACATCTAACAGGATCAATAATTATCTGTTCGAGGTCCTGGAGCCATTTGATTCCGTTTTCTACACTGTCAGGCCCTTTCTTAGCACCTTTAACTCTTAAACCTAACAATTTGAATTCGTTGATGGTACGAGGCTCTGCACTATCACATGTCACTAATTTATTCAACGGATTAAGCTTCTTAATCATCCTTACTGCCTTCTCGTTTGAAAGACGTGTGCCGTAAACCTCGCCAAAAATAAAAAGACGTCTGCGCGTCTTATCAAAATGCATCTTTACACATGCTAATGGGTCACCAGCATACCCAAAGTCTAGTCCGAATTTTAATCTATCAAATACATCAATTTCTTCTTTTGTGATCTCTCTAATATCAAGGTTTGTAAAAACCTCACTACCTGTACCAGTTACTTCACCTAGATAGTCATGATTGTATTTTTCAATATTTGTTTTCTTGGTGTGTTCTGCTTCAATTAGAAACTGCTCCCCAAGCCACTCAGGAGGTGCCTGTAAGTAAGTTGTATGAGAGACATATGTATCATCTCTTTTTACTAAAACTTGCCTGTTGCACCAATTTCTTTGTGATTCAGGAGGGTTGAAAGAATAAAAGACACAATACTCATGTCCACCACGCAGAAGCGACTGATTAATATTGGTTATCTTGTCATATGTTTCGAATTCATCACATTCTTCATACCAGACATATTTAACATAACCTATATGGACCTTTGTTGACTTCATTTTTTTAGGTTCATCGGCACCCTTGAATATTATCTGCTGACCTGTCGGCATGTAAGTCATTTTTAATTTTGACTCAGGTATTAGCCAATCATCTTGAGCACCTAACTTATAGATGCCCCACTTAATCTGTTCATACACTGAATCTCGGAGCGTATCTTTTACTCGCCTCATAACAACTGCATTACTCATTACACCTCGCTGTGCATCTCTCATAATGCCTAGAGGTATCTCAACACCTATAAAAGAGGACTTTAAAGAACCACGGCCACCTTTTAGCCAATAATGCGTGTAGTCATTGTTTTTTACATGCTTATGAACTTCGTAGAAAGCCGGACCAATGGTAGATTTCAAACTAACCTTATTCATCTATATCATCCACAATCACTGTCTTGCCGTTCGATGTAACATCTACATTGTCTTTGAACATACCGAATCTCTTTCCAAGAAGCTCTGCAGCTTTAAGCCTTTCTTTCTCATCCGGAGGCTTCTCAGTGACCTTCTGCATACCATTGCCACTCATCATCAATACCGCTGAGGCTGATTCTCCTCTTAGGACTGATGTAAGATACTCCATCACTTCCTGGATGTCAGCCGTGTTCTCATTATGAATTTCTTCAAGTCTTTTGCTTATATAATCAGAAATATCTTTCTGCTTAAGAAGTGTATTTGCTCTTACTGCTGCAACATTATCGTTCTTGATAGTAGTGTATATCGTTTTATAGGCACGCGTACCATTTAGATCTTTCAGATACTCATCTGCAAACAGTCTCTGTTTTTCTGTCATACAATTAATACGCCTCCTTAATGATTCTTAATGTAAAAGAGGACCAAACTGTTTAGCCCGGCCCTCTTATATATATTTCTGTCTAATACCATACTAGCACCCTTTTAAGTGCTGTGCGCTTCTGATTAATGCAGATTAATACAGTTTAATAAGAATTAATCAAGAATAATTGAAAGTTCTTTAATCGCATCACGCAGATAAGCAAATACAGATGTATTAGAACAATCCATGATATCAGCAATGTCATATATCTCTAAGCATTCTATGTATCGATAGAACAACACATCTCTTAGAGTCATATCTTCTATGCTTTCAACTGATGCTCTTATACTGCTCATTTCTTTAAGATACTTATCCTTCATCATGATGTAATCGTTATTTGTTTTTGGCTCTGCGTATGATCCTACTGAAGAATCATCATAAGGTATTGATTTTACATTAATTAGCTTGTTATCAATATATTCTATTCTATGCATCATGTTCTTGTAGTTTTTCAAATACTGTTTAGTTTCTTCTGTAGTCATTCATACACCTCCGAAAAATTATGCAGTCATCAAAATCCAAATAAGCACTGCTGCTATCATTATAATCCAAATCATCATATCCAATCTCCTTTAACCAGACATTATAATCATCCAAAGAATGATCATGAACGTAATGAACACAAATATCATCTTATGAACTCCTTCTTAATCAACCAATAGCATGATTGCGTGACCTCTTGGCAAATCATTTACTTCAATATGAGTTACTAACATATCTCCAAAATGGTTATCCATGAATGTGTCACTATGAGTGATTTCCCATTTTGTTCCTTGTATACAAAAATTCCAACTTTTACATCTAATGTCAAAGAGTTCATCTTCATCGACTCTTGTCAACACTTCATTTACTCTCATTTCTTAAAAATCCCCTTTCCTTCAGTTCAGCAATAGTCATTTTTCTTAGAAGAGGTTCGCTGTTAATTTTGTTAAAATCTTCAAAAAGTTCATTGTATTTTTTGTTAAGTTCTCTATTTTCTTTCTTTAACTTTGCCCATTCATAAGAAAGTTTGTCATGCCCTTCATAAAGATCATCATATTCTTCTTGCAGCTTCTCTTTTTCAAGCTCCATCTGCTTAATGTAAATATTGGTTGCACATTCGACGATCGTACTTTTCAATCCGTCATAATCAAGGCCGTGAATGAATTTGTTATATGCTGAATCTGATACCATATCTAATATTTCTTTATAAATCACTCTCAACCACCTCACATTTATCTAAAACCTCCAGAATTGATGTAGCCTCTTCGTCTTCCCATTTGATAAATGGGAATAAATTAACAAATATATTAAGGTTTTGCATCCCTGTGCTAATATCCCAAGCACCTAATCCTTTCTTGGGCTTTCTTTTGTAAATGTAAATATTGTCGCTTTTTTCACGTACAATAAATCTATATTGTGTCTTTTCAAGAAGATGTTTTAAAACATCATGCTCAAATCTAGTTAATTTGATAGGCTCTTTGTACTCTGATAAGAGCCACTTAACTTTAATATTCGAGCAGTGATCTCCTGCTTCGTGAAAGAAACAATCATCACAAACACCAAGGCATTTCTTAATTGTATGCTTATCCTTGCTCATTGAAAAATCAAAAACAGCATTTGAATTTTCTAATATTTCTTTCTTAAATCTTTCTGCATTTAACATTTTCTTTTACCTCACTCTTTTGTGCTTTTGCGTTTGCTATTAGCGAAAGATAGAATTCCACAATACCTTTATTAAGATTTGGTGCGTTTCTATGAATGCACTTGTTATAAAATTCTTGCACGCCATATCCTATTGCAGCTCTTTCCCAAAGATCATAGCCACCAACAATAATAGCGTTTGTGATTGCTAGGTCTAACGCTTCCTTATATAACTCAAGATAATGATTTTGACATTCTAAAACAGTATATCTACGTTTGATTAATGCATTTTCTTCTTTTAAATATTCTATCTTGTTTTCTAGTTCAGCCACATACTCAGAAGAATATGTGATTTCTTTTATTTTTTTTGTGGTCAATGTTGATCTTCCTTTCTAAGCCATTTCTTAAATGAATTGAATCCCTATATTGATAATGAGATTAATGAAACAAAATCTAAATAGGTATTTAATAGAATTTTCTTATGAGCCCTGTTTTGATTAGATCAGGTAACTAATGTTTATAAAATATTTACATCAATATAGGGATACATGATTAATCTTCCTCTTTAAGCCATTCAATCATGCTTTTGACACTATCTAGAGGACAGTCACAGCACTCATCATGACATATCTTTTTATGAAATAAGTTATAATTTAAATCCATGCAAGTAAATAAAGACGCATTAACAAAACGTCTCAATTTCTCTTCATCTACTTCAATGCGACCCATCAAGAACACCTCTAATCTTTTCTAACTTATTAGTCAGTTCTCTATTCTGAATCATACTTACTGTCTGGTTTTTTGATCCACTTGATGAAGTTCTCTTTTGAATAGAATGGACAGTCTCCTTCACAGTCTCCAACGTCACAAGGAACGTTAACTCTATTTCTTTTTAGAGAATTATTAAAATGTGAACATGGAGCAATTCCGAACACTTCATCATCTGCCAAGAAGTCAGCGACTGCTTCTAGTTTTTCATCACTCACAAGTTCCATGCTTTTCTGTCTCCTTTCTAAGTTCTTCCTCTTTCTGGATTGCACGTTCTAGCTCTCTATTGATTTTCAATTTCTGATAGTCTCTGACTTTATCAATATCCAAGTAGCCTAAGCATACTAACTCAGCAATACAGATGAGTACATCAGCCACTTCTTCGTGCAAATTTTCTTCATATTTATCATGAAATCCATATCTTTTTACTTTTGTAATAGATTGGATTAGTTCAGCACACTCTTCTGATGTAATAGTGAGAGTTAGGTCATCACTATTAATATGTGCTACTTTATCCAATCCTAAAATTATGCTTTGTGGATATTTTAACAATTCCACTACTCTTCCTATTTCTTTAAACATCTCTAGCCCTCCAATACGAAAGTAATTAACTGAGCACCTAGAATATTAGCTAAGGTTTCAGCTTCTAACTCATCAGCAAATACTTTTGCTTTTTCTGCATTTTCTTTTAAAGTGACAGAATCACTTGATGTATTAGTTACATATAATTTTCCTAACTTTACCAGATATAATTTTTCCATTTGTTTTTCTCCTTTTCTTTAGGATATAAAGTAAGCACTGCATACTGTTCTTGTGCATATGCCTCATATCCTACAATTTGATATTCATCTTTTAACTGTTCGATTAAATCCATTAGCTGCTGCATAGAATAATAATCGACTTTCTTATATACATACTTCATAGTTCCTCTAATGATATGTAGATTCCTGGAACAGCGCTCCAAAATTTTTCAATCACTTCAGAAGCCACTCTTGAATCGTTAGTGTAGAAGCCTAACTCTTCCAAAATGTCTTTTAACATCTTATTTAAGTTATCAGTATCAGGCTTTGTGTATTTATATTCGCCGTCCACTTTGTGACTTTTGTTTAAAGGAAAGCACCATTTAACAATCAACTGGCAAGCGTGATCAATCGGAGTGCTAGGAGCGTAAGGCGCGATTGCATCTCTTAACTTAACGTATGCCTGTTTCTGCTCAGGACTTTTATATACTCCATATCTTCCGATTCTATGCTCCTGCGCTGTAATTGTCGGAGGAATCATCTTTATGAAAAACTGCATTGTTTATACCTCAATTCTTTCAAAAATCACTATTTACTTGATAATGTTCATATATATAGGGGAGAGTTTCTGAACTCCCCTATATGAATATGAATCATTAGCAATAGTGAAGCGTTCATATATATATTTATATATAGTGTGAACGCTACATGTGAACGCTATGTTTTTTTGATTATTCCGTTGCTATATTCAAATCCTTTAAGTTCTTCTTTTTTTATCCATCTAGGTATAGCACCTCTTAAAGCGCTTTGTGTCTTCCCCATCATCAGCCCACTTTCAGCAAGTTCTTTTACAGTAACCTGACCATCATGATTTAACTGATCAAAAGCATTTAAGAATAATTCAATATTTTCATCCTGTTTCTTCTTATTAGTCTCGTTCATCTTTTCAAACTTAGACTTTTTCTTTGAGCCTTCAGGACGGCACCCTTTTAGCAAGTTACCATTATCCAAGAAGTGAATAGGATATTTAAAGAAGCAGTTGATAGGGTCAAAAGTAGCGAACTCTCTAAGAGTTCCAGATATCTGAAGGGCAGTGATATGTTTAGCTTCATCAACTTTTAATTCAGTAAGATACTGTAATTCGTTCATCTGTTCGAATCCAAGCATTTCAGCACAGTAATCATTCATCGCTTCAAAATCATGATCATCCGTTTTCTTAGTCTGATAGATGTAAGTCTTCCACTTAGGCACATACTTATCAAGTACAGCATGCATTGCTTCAACTCTTGCTTCATTAAGGAAGTGTTCCTTGACTTCTTTATTCATATCCAATTCAATCATATCTAGCAGCGCATCAGGGTCTCTTGCAAAGACTCCTGAGCCACTTGCACGGTCCATTGACTTCTTGCCACCTTGAGCACCCTTAGAGTGGTGATGTGCATATATGACAGATGCACCAAGTGCATCCGCTATCTTATCAAACTGATTACAGAACTTAGCCATTTCACTCGCACTGTTTTCATCCCCTGTTATGACTTTATAAATAGGGTCCACTACTACAGCGATATACTTTTTCTTTTCTGCTCGTCTTATCAGCTTTGGCACTAACTGATCTAGTGCAGGAGTCTTCCCTCTGAGATTCCATACAAAGATTCTATTTGCATTGTTGGGAGTCAATCCTAAAGTCTGATAGACATCTTTAAATCTGTGTAGGCATGATGCTCTATCCAATTCGAAATTGACATATAGCACATCTCCCTGTTTACACTGCCTGCCCATCCATTTAGTACCCTCCGCAATAGCGATACATAATTCAATTAATGAGAATGACTTACCACTTTTTGAAGGGCCAACAAGTAGCATCTTATGCCCTTGTCTTAAGATTCCCTCAATCAATTCTTCAGCATAATCGGGAAGATTAAACAATACATCAGCCAAATTTTCTTCATCGGGTAAGTCATCATTCATTGACTCAACCCATTCAACCCAGTCGGACCATGTCTCTTTTCCTGTATTGGTTTCAATGATGAACTGCTTATGATCACCACGAATGCATCCAGGCATTCTTGAAAGTCTTGATGGATTCTTATTCTGACTGTCAACTTCTAGGCCGTTCTTATCACATATCTTATATAAGTAGCTTACACGTTCTCTATATTCTTTATTATCTGAAGCATCAACCTTGACAATAGCGTGTATTGATTTAGCACCACTGTATACGACTGCAGCAACAGGCAGTTCTAACTGATGGATAATAGACAACTGCTTTCCGATATCTAAGCTATCAGATTCTACTAAAGCATATTTAAATGATGCTATGTCAGTATTTCTAACACCTTCGCCATTTAATGGATTGAAACGAATCCATGCACCTGCTGCTTGATTGTAGTCTCCAATTACTGCTCCGATATCACCGTTACAGGAGTGAAGTCCTTCAACAATCTGCCCTGCTGTCATTCTGAAGTTCCCACGATTTCCAGGTATAAACTTTCCTTTTTCATTTTCTATCGAGGAAACAACAAAACCAACATATTCGTCTGTATCGAATAGAGTAGTTAAATATCTGATTAACTCGTTTGCTGGATTCCAACTTGAATCACTAGGCTCATGTAACTCAATACTATCTATAGAGTCCTTGTCTATGATATTTCCGATTTCATCTTCCCAACCAAGAACGCCCTCATTAGGATCTATTTTTTTTGGAGGAACGAAACCACCTCTTTTAGCATAATCGAAGATTGTTCCACCTGTGACAATATCCCCTGCTGTCTCATTAAAGGAATTCCATTTTGTGAAGCACTCTCCTCTTTTGTATCTTTCTGAGTCCTGAGCACTCCAGGAATCCCAGTCACTTGCTTCATATCCTTCGTGTTTAAGGGCCATCCCAACATTAGTCCATTCCTGGTAGGAGAGTTCTGAAGGGTTGATATAGTCAAGCAGCTCTAATAGATTGTATTGTTTCATTCTTATTCAACTCCTTCTGGTTTATAAGTAGAAGCTTGTACTCCTTTTGGAATTCTCCAGCTATTTGCAGAAATTCTAGAAATCATAGAATTAGCATCCTTGAACTTCCAAGTTCCAACATTTCTAAATCCTTTTCTTTCAAGGAATCTCACTTGTTTCGGAGTGGCTAGTCCCTCTTTACTTCTTAACTTCAATCTGTCAATCAGCATTGAAGCATATCCAGCATTAGGAACTTCATTAGATTCAATCCCATGTGCTTCTAAATACTTCAACTGCTTTTCATTTGCTGGAGCGCATTCCCAGCCAAAAGAAGGAATGTAATTCTGCAAGTCTTCAGCTTGTATGCTCATTGCGTACTGCAATGGATCAACTAGCTTCTTCTTGCGTTTTCTCATTTCTTCTAGCTGCTTAGCAAGTGCTTCTTCACGTTCTTCTTGGACATCTTTCAAGGCTTCTTCCTCAGCTTCTTGGATATCCATTTCCACTCCTGCGCTGTCTTCTAGATTCTTAGTCATTTTTCTGGCAACTTCATCACTATTACAGATAAGTGATGCCGGATGACATAATTCATGTCTTTCACTGTGCCAGAGGAAATCCAATAAAAGTAAGTCTTTCTTTCCTGTCTGTGGCGATAACCTTGTACCTCTTCCAACCATCTGAGAATATAGACTTCTTACTTTTGTTGGTCTTAGTACAATGACACAATCAACGTCAGGGCAATCCCATCCTTCTGTTAATAACATAGAGTTGCAAAGGACATTGTATTTATTTTCCGCAAAGTCTTTTGTGATCTCATTTCTATCTTTGGAATTGCCATTTACTTCAGTGGCTTTGAAACCATGCTTATTTAATATTTCAACAAACTTTTGAGATGTAGAAATCAATGGAAGAAATACAACTGTTTTTCTATTCTTGCAGTATTTTTCCATTTCGCTGGCAATGCCTTCAAGATACGGATCTAGTGCGCTACCAATATCACTTGCCTTGAAATCTCCAGCACTCATTGAAACGCTTGATAAATCCAAAGTCAGTGGTATAGTTAATGCTTTAATTGGCACTAGATAACCGCTTTTAATTGCTTCTGGTAAAGTATATTCATATGCCAATGTCTGAAAGTAAGAGCCTAAGTTCTTCATATCTCCTCTGTCAGGAGTAGCAGTTACTCCAAGTACTTTTGCACTATTGAAATATTCCAGCACTTTCTGATACCCATTACTTAATACGTGATGGGCTTCATCGATGATTATTGTGTCAAAATAATCTTTCGAAAACTTATACAATCTTTTGTCACTCTGTAGTGTTTGAACACTTCCAGTAACAATTCGAAACCATTTGCCAATACAAGTCTGTTCAGCTTTTTCAACCGCACAGCCAAGCCCTGTCACTTTCTTTATTTTGTCAGATGCCTGTTCTAGTAGTTCACCTCTATGTGCCAAAATAAGAACTTTATCTCCTTTTTTAACACAGTCTTCAGCCACTTTTGCAAATACTATTGTTTTCCCACAGCCTGTGGGAAGAACGAGAAGGGTTCTTTGAGTTCCCTTCTCTTCCCACTCTGTGAAGATGGCATCATGAGCCTTTTGTTGATAATCTCTCAGCTTCATTATTTCCAGCTATTGTTTCCCCAAGCCTGTGGCTGAGTAGGTGCTGGAGCATTATTATTGATCACGAATTCTTTTACATCGTTATAAGTAGAACCGTTATATTCTCTGTGAGAAATCTTAACTGTTCCTGTTTTTCCAACAATTCCGTTCCAATCTGGACGGAACGGAACACCTTTCTGCTTCATTCCAATACATTCAAAGAATTGAGAAATCTTCCATTCAAGCGATTTATGAAGAACTAATGAAGTAATCACTTTTACTTCTTTTCCTTCATAATTAATTGTTAAAGTAATGTCTGCTTTATTGCATACAGGGAGTTTTCCATTACCTGATGTTTTAGATCTAACAAAATTATCTTTAATGATGAATTGATAAGTTCCGACAGGCAATAATGTGTATTCTTTGGCTTCGGCTGTGATTTCATCATCCCAACCCATGGCACCATCATTTTGAGGTGCTTGGTTATAATTATTCTGATTGAATCCATTCTGATTGAAGTTGTTTTGATTGTAGTTATTAAAATTGTTATCCATTTCTTAATCTCCTTTTTAAAATTGAATTTCTGATTCTATAATAAAGTCTTTTAGATTACTCCAATTGCTAGCGATAAATTCCCAGAAGTCATTAGGCATATTTTCGATTGGAGTATCTTTCGGGAAGAATCCCTTTAAGAAGATGACTTCTTTTAGTTTCTCAATTGATATACTGTCACATTTCATTAAGTCTCTTACTTTGCCAGGAATTTTCTGATATTCTTCAGAGCCAAAATCAATAGCACTCACAGGCTTATTTTCTTCAATCTGTGGCTCTTTTGGTTCAACAGGTACATTTACCTGTGTTTGTGGTTTTTCATTTACAGGAGCGCTAGAAACATTATTCAATGGTTCTTCAATGATTGGCTTAATGACTTTATAATCAAAGTCGCACATTTCTGGAAGGCCATCTCTGTTTTTGGCATCCCAACAAGCGTTATGAACTGTATACATTACTCTTCTGTTTCCTGATACTTTTGTTTTGCCTTTTTCATCTTTTGAGACGAATGTCTGATAATTTGCGAATAGAACCATATCAGCCCATTCTTTTACAAGAGGCGCAGTCTGTGAAGCAGTCTTCTTTCCTAGCTTCAATTCATATCTGTCAAAAGCACCACTTTCATCTGGTTTTTCAAATTTTCTAATCTGAGCATGTGCAGTAAGAACGACATTCACTCCACTTTCAATTACATTTTCTAATCTGTTGAGAAGTCTTCCGACTTCCTCTTTTGTGTAGACGTAGCCGTTTCCGTAACCAAAATCTTCAATACCTTTCTTTTGGTATTTATTACATATGTCTTGAACGATTAACGATTCTCCCCAGTCAATTGAGTCAATGACTAATGTTCTACAGATAGATGTATTATTCTGAATGATGTAATCAATCTCCTGTTTGAGCATTTCATAAGATGTTGGCTTAGGAAGTCTTTTAACATCCAGTGATCTTGTTGAACCTTCCGTATCAATAAATAGAGGGTCGGGAAAATGAGAAGCAAATGTTGACTTCCCGATTCCTTCAGGGCCATAAACAACTACTTTATAAGGCTTCTTGATTTTTCCTTTTGTAATTTCAAAATTCATTACCATTTCACTCCTTCCCAAGAATTAGCAACTGTTTTTGCTTCTTCTTTTGCTTCTTCTTTCTTTTCTTTTTCTAAGTTATTTTTAGCAACATAGCCATCTTCAATAATGATTGAACACTCGTCACCTGTGCTTACTCTTGTAGCGATAGCTTGTAGTCCTTCAGACTTTAGCCAAGTGCCAAACTCTGTAAGAGTGTTCATGTCCATCTGCTCTAGCTTATCTAATAGAATAAATCCACAGTTAGGATTGATTTTTCTGCAGATAGCAGTAGCCACTTTTAGCTGCTGTGAACCGCTCATGTTATCCCATTCTTGACCTAGATAAGTAATTTTTCCATCTTCAATCCCTAGCCCTTCAAGAGGTAGATCAGCATTATTTAATAAGCTAGCCTTTTCTTTTCTGATATCTTCTAATTCCTGTGACTTAGAAGCATATTCCTTTTTGAGGTCATTGGCTTCTTGCTCTGCTTTTTTCTTTTCTAGGTTCGTGCGAACCTTAATATTAGTGTCATCAATCTCTTTGATGCTTCTTTCAATTTCATCCGTAGGATTGTCTACTAGACTAGAAACTTCAACAGTCGCTTTATCTCTTTCCTTGATAACTTTCAAATACTCTTCATTAAGCGCTTTTAACTGCTTGTCCAAGTCTTCCATCTTTTCTTCAATGGCTTTTGACTTAGATTTACATTCAGCGAGATACGCTCTTTTTCTTTCATTACTTCCATTAATTGCTAGCATTTCTTGCTGCTTGGCGATTAACTCAGAAGCTGAAACAATCTTATCTGGAACATTGTCATAATGAACCATCTCTTTAGCATGTTTGAATTTCTGATCAGCGATTCTTCCGATTGCTAGGCGGTCATTGTAAACTGCCTTTTCTTTTAAATCCAATTTAGTTAACTCGTCACCAATTCCGATAATATGAAGTAATGTGTCAGCTTTTTCTTTTTCTGAACTATTCATAAACTTTGGAAGATTTAAAGCCAACTCACTAATAAATGAATCTAATAGGCTCTGACCCGCTTTCATTCCTGTCGGATCAGTGACCTTTAAGGCTGAATTCTTTCCTTTTCTTTCAACCACAATACCATTTGAAAGAGTCACTTTTAGTGATGCTGGAACATAGCTTCCTTCTCTAGTTGGTTTTGATGGCTTGTATTTGTTGCCACCAAGACACCAAGTGATGGCATCCAACACAGAAGTCTTTCCATTGTTATTATTTCCACCAATAATTGTTAATCCATTTTCAGATGGTTCAATCTGTACTGCTTTGATACGTTTCACATTCTCTAATTCAAGAGAATTGATTTTAATCTTATCCATTTAATTATTCTCCTTTATTTATTTCTAATAACAACGAGCATGTATTCAAGAATGATTAAATTCATGCTTAATGATGCAATGCTTAGAACTCTCATTCCTGTTGAATTCCAGTTATTGCCACTTACAACTCCTGAAATAAAACTGACTAAAATAATTAAATTAGATACGATGATGATTCCTTTTTCAAATCTATTCATACCCCATCACCTTCATTCTTAATTTTTGATACTTTCTAGTTCTACGAATTCTAGGAAATCCGTATTTTCTCCACATTCTTTTTAAGAACGGGATTTTCTTTCTTGGTTTTCTTCTTTCCATAGAAAACTCTCCTTTTCTGTGCTAAAATAATCACGTGGTTTTAATATTTTTTAAGGGCACACGATGGCTGTCGTGTGTTCTTTTTTTTGCGCTCATAAGCACTTAGCGCTAGGAGACCGTATACAGTAGGTATGTATAGTCAATGGAATTATCCAAAAAGAGAAATGTTAAATTATGTATTGCAGTTCATTCTACGAATTATTATTTGTCTCCTAGCCTTAGGTGCCTACGAGCAACTAAAGCTACTTATTCAATTGTCTTTCTTTTAGTGAGCTCCTCTACCACTGCTGCAATCAACTTATCTGAAGGAGCTCTATAGTAATTATTCATGTAATCCATGAAAGCTTTTCTAGGGATGTAAGTACTTCTTTTACCTGAGTCATGTTTAACTACTGACCCAGGTATTACGCCCTGTTCTATAGCGTTTAGGATGAAGTCTCTACTTTTATGGGTAATCTGCATGACTTCCTCAACGCTGATACTCCATTCATCCATGATGATCACCTCCTATCGAAGGAACTTGTTAATGAAATACTGCTGACCCTTGCCAGTAATCTTAGGTGTCTTAGTAGTGATGTTTACACCTGAGCCGTTGACGTAAGAGCCTTCCTTGATTTCAAAGAGACCTAGTTCCATAGCCTTCTGTGTAGGCATGTTGTAATCAGTGCCCTGGCGCTTGATCAGATAGCCTTTTTCTCTGAGCCATGCGAATAATCTCTTCTGACCCATGTCAATGCCATTCTGCTTTAAGATTTTTGCAAGTTCACCAACTAAGATTGATGTGTGGCTAGTGGCTACTGCATCAGCAAATAATGCTTTAGGTTTCATCTCCTCGATTACTTTATCCTTAGCAGCTAGAACACTTTGAGCCTCGATTAATGCCTTAGCCATTAGTTCTGAGCCACTCAACTCCTTCACTTGGTACTGCCCTGTTTTTCTTAGTGCTGGTAAAACTTCACTTGTTACCCATCTCTTGAATTTCTTGGCGCTTGGTAACTTGCTTGAAAGGACTAAACTGTATAGACCACTTTCGTTGATTATTGGAGTGTTTCGATTTCTACCGATAGAATCGCGAATCGCGATTGTATCTTTATCTTCACCGTCAACGTGCTTACTTAATGCATCATTTTGATTCTTATACCCAAGCACATCAGCCACATCTTTTCCGATGAACCAAGGCTCACTGTTAATCAAAAGACTTCTTACTTCGTGATTTTCAAAATTAAATAATTGTACTTCGTTCATTTCTTTTTCTCCTTTCTGAAGTTTAATTTTTTTAAACTTGTTTTGTAAAAAAATAAGACCCTATTTCATTTTCGGGAATATCGAGCATATCGCTTATTGCAATTATGTCATCGCTAGTGAATCTTACTTTATTACACATTTTTAATGATAATGTATTTTCGGAAATACCATATGCAGCAGCAAAATTTGATTGACTGCCATATTTTTCAATGATTCTACCTTTCAGTTTCCTGTAATCAAAAGCCATATTCTACCTCCTAACCCATAAATAATAAAAATACCCCAAAAACAGCAACAATAAGCCAAATGATACTTATAATTAGTTTAAAAATTTCTTTTTTCATATTGCTATTTAAAGTGAATGATGATAGTTTTATAAATAGAAAGTCATCTAAGACTTTCTATTATAAACTTAAGGACTGCTAGGAGCGAACCTATGTCCCAAACGAGCTGAGTTAATTGTGCTACCAATTTTCTCAGCTTTTTTATTTTCTTTTCCAAATCATCCACTTCATTACCTCCTTTCTGATACTAGTTTAACATTTTTAAACTACTTAGTCAATATTTTTGTTTAATTTAATTAAACCTTTTTATTGATTAGTTTACAAACCCTATATATAATATAAATAGAAAGGAGATGATGTATATGAGACCTAATGCTGATATTAAAGATAGATTAACCTCTGCTTTAAGAATTAGAAATATGACTCCAAAAGAACTGTCTAATAAGACGAATATTCCTAAATCATCCATTTCTCAATACATGAGTGGATATGCAAAACCAAAAGATGAACGACTATATCTAATGAGTCAGGCTTTAAACGTTGACCCAACATGGTTATTAGGGTATGACGTAGAAATGGAAAACAATGAAACCAAAGAAGAAGCAATCAACTGTAACAATATCTATAAACTAGACAAGATTAAACTCCCAATGTTGGGTAAGGTAGCATGTGGTGAGCCTATCTTTGCGGATGAAGACAGAGAAAGTTATATAATGATTGGTACTGATATTGGCGCTGATTTCTGTCTACAGTGCCAAGGTGACAGTATGATAAATGCAAGGATCCATGACGGTGATATTGTCTTTGTGAAGAAAACTGACATAGTAGAGAACGGAGAGATTGCTGTAGTAATCATAGATGATGAGGCTACACTAAAAAGATTCTTCTATTATCGTGAACAGAATCTAGTTATTCTGAAGCCTGAGAATCCAAAGTATCAGGATATAATCCTTACAGGTGAGCAGTTGAATCAAGTTAGGGTTATCGGAAGAGCCGTCGCTTTCCAAAGTGATGTAATATAAATTGATAGGAGGATTATAAATTATATGCAAGAAAAGAAAATGAAATATCAAAGATACAAACGTGGACAGATTGTATTGATTGACTTCAGTCCTTCTATGGGCAGTGAATTACGTGGCAAACATTTTGCAATTGTAATAACAAAGAAAGACTCCCCTAATAATGGTGTCTTGACTGTCATACCACTAAGTTCCAAAGAAAAACCTTACTATTTAGATATAGGAAATTTTGTTTCGAAACAGGTTTATCCGCAATTATTAAATATTACCAGAGAATTATATACAGCATTAGCAAATTTGGATTCATCTGATGAAAATGAATACAACGTTGAAGACGTTCAAAAAGTCATCAATAATGTTAATGAATTTAAAAAAGTCGCAAACATATACATTAACAAGAATAAAAAATCATTTGCATTGGTACAAAATATTACAACAGTAAGTAAAATAAGAATTAAAAAACCTGTAAATCATTATGATCCAATCAAAAATTTGATTGCTGATAGCCTAATTCTTGATTTAGTTGATAATAAAATAAAAGAATTATTCATCAATGATAAATAG